GGAAAATCCTATGAAGATGCGCTTGCTGAGATTGCTCAAGCTCAAGCAGAAGTCAAAAAGCTAAAAGCTGAACGTGATGCAGCTCTTAAAAAGGCTGGTGATACAACAAAGGCTTTAAGAGCAAAGATGACAGAAGCTGAACTTGAAGCAGAAAAGAAAGCCCAGGAAGATGAGGAAAAACAGGCACATCTTAAGGAACTTGAGGACTACAAAGCGCAAAATGAAGCATTAAAACGCTACAGGCTTCAAGGTATGGACGATGAGCTTGCTACCAAGGCTGCTAAAGCTGAGATTGAGGGCGATATGGATGCTCTTGCTGATATACAACAACAGCATACAAAAGCTCTTTTAAAAGCTAAAGAGGCTGAATGGAAAGCATCAAGACCTAGAGTAAACATGGGTGATGGTGACGATGTTACTCCTATGACAAAGGAAGAAATCTTTGCAATCAAAGATCCAAAAGAACGTCAAATGGCAATAGCAAAAAATCTCAAGCTGTTTGACTAATTTTACTTTGTAGAAAGGAAGAAAAAAATTATGGCAGCTGAAAACGGACTTATTAAGAAAGCCGACCTTGCTAGGTCAAGAGAAATCGATTTCGTCTATCGTTTTGAAGACGGAATCAAGAAACTTATTGAGGCACTCGGAATCACAAGAAAGATTCCAAAGCAGGCAGGAACAAACCTTAAAGCTTACAAGGCTACAGGTACACTTCTTGATGGACTTGTTGCTGAAGGCGATATCATTCCACTTTCACACTACAAGACAGTACCTGTTAACTTTGCTGAGATCACAATCAAGAAGTGGAGAAAAGCTACTTCTGCCGAGGCTATCGTAGAAAAGGGTTACGACCAGGCAGTTCAGATGACAACAGATGAAATGCTTAAGGACGTACAGAAGGGTATCAAGAAGAACTTCTTTGGTTTCCTTGCACAAGGTACAGGTCTTGCTTCTGGATCAACTTTCCAGGACACACTCGCTCAGATTTGGGGACAGTTACAACTTCTTTATGAAGATACAGAAATGGAAGCTGTATACTTCATGAATCAGCTTGACGCAGCATCTTATCTTGGCAGCGCACCTATCACATTGCAGACAGCTTTTGGTATGACATACATTGAAGATTTCCTTGGTCTTGGAACAGTTATCTTCAATTCTTCTGTACCAAAGGGAACAATCTACGGTACTGCAAAGGAAAACATCGTTCTTTACTATGTTCCTGTTAACGGAGCAGACCTTGAGAACGCTTTTGAGTTTACATCAGATCAGCTTGGATACATTGGTATCCATGAAGTACCTGATTATGACAACCTCACAGCAAAGGATACCGTAATGTGCGGTATGGTTCTCTTTGCTGAGAGACTTGATGGAATCGTTGTTGGTTCTATCGGTGGAACTATCACTGCTACAGTTACAACTGATGTTGATAGCACTCTTACATTCACACTTCCTGTTGGCGGTAAAGATACTATCCACGCAAAGGTTAACCCACGCGGCACAGCTTACACATGGGCTTCTGCTGATACATCTGTATTCACTGTTGAGAATGGTCTTAGTGATTCTGATGTTGTTATCACAGGTGTTGCAGCTGGAACAGCTAACCTTACATGCACAATCGGTGGTTCTGTTGTTAAGACTATCGCAGTTACAGTTTCTCCAAGTGCTTAATGTGAGAAAGAAGGGAAAGTGCGTATGCAGTATGTAGTAACTCGTTACTTTACTGATGCGCAGGATAATGAGTATGCCTACCACGAGGGTGATATTTACCCTCGTGAGGGGCTTACTGTATCTGAGGCGCGCATCAATGATCTTATGAGTGGTAACAACTTCCAAAGAATTGCTCTTATAAAAAAGGTTGAAAAGGTTGAAAAGCCTATTAAGAAGCATGAGAAAAAGGAAGATGAGAACACAGAAGTAATTTGGACAGCAGAAGATATCAATAAGATGCCATTTATGAAGCTTAAGTCTGTTGCAAAGCAGAATGGCATCGATGTAGAAGATATGAAAGCTGCTGAGATCAAAGAAGAACTGATTAAGAAACTTGTAGAGGTATGAGCATGACTAAACAAGATATGCTTGATGAGATTTTTGAAAACTTAAAAAGTGAAATATTAGCAGATGAAGCCCAATCGGATATTCTGAGCGAAAACCTTTTGAAAGCGAAGATCAAATCAGCATATCGAGAGGTTGTGCTTGCTAGACATTACCCATCATACTACACCGAAATCATGATTGAATCAGATATGACAAACTACTTTGCTAATGTAGAGAGTTTAGCCAGGTACGATTATAACTCGGTGGGTTCTGAGGGGTTATCAAGCTACAGTTCAGATGGTACATCCATCCATTACAAAGATAGGGACAAGTTGTTTTATGGCGTTTATCCTATAGCGAGGTAATCTATGAGAACACCTAGAAGAGTCAGACAACCTCTGATTTATTCGTTGCTAAAAGGTAAAGAACCTATCTATGAACGTGATGATGAAGGAAATATCATCTATAGGATTGTTGGCGGTGAAAAGATTCCAAAATCCACAGGTGATGATAGGGATGTCTATGCTGATCCAATTACCTTTTACAATTCTATTTCAGGGGATTTATCAGAAAACGAATTGCAAGCGTTTGGTACTCAATCTAATGTAAGTGCAAAAATGACTTATAGAAGAAATCAATATCCATTTAAGACAGGCACTCTTATCTGGAAAACCTCAGAAGTAAAGTTCCTTGAAGATGGTACTCCAGACCCGAAGTCAGCAGACTACAAGGTTATAGGCATCATGACTGAGGGACAATACTTTTGGCGTTGCATGTTAGAGGCGGTGGTCAAGAATGAAACACCTGAAAATAACCCTTGATTCTAAATCAATCAATGATGCTATTAGAGAACTTGAGGACTACAAACAATCCTTAAGAGATAAAAATAGAATTTTCGTAGAGAGATTATTAGATGAGGGCATTAGGGTTGCTAGTGATAATTCAGGGGGATATGGAAAGCTTATCTCTTTTTCAAAAGAGGTAAAAGGCGGCACCAGGACAATAGGACTTTTGATTGCAGAAGATAAGCAAAAAATAATCGCAGAATGGGATTATTACGGCAATAAAAAGACTGCGGAACTAAGTCCTTTGTTACTTTCTGAATTTGGTTCAGCTACACTTTCAGAGGTTTTATTTAACATATCTGGTGTTGGACAAGGTACTTTCCCTGGTCAGACTCATGCAAGTGAACCATATTGGAGATATAAAGAGTGGAAAGATGATAACAGTGGTGAATGGAAGACGGGTAGCGGTGTAAAACCTACTCACCCCATGTATTACGCAGATTTAGAAATGTTACAAAAGATAGAAACAATAGCAAGAGAGGTGTTCAATGGTTTCTGAAACATGGTTTTCCGAAATTGAATCAACGATCATAACAGTTTTACAATACTATCTTGTTGAAACTACTTCTGCTCCATTTCCTAATCTGAAATGCACGACTTCCAATAAGAATGAATCTGTTGAAGGTGTCGGGTCTTTTCCTACTCTTTATGTTCATATGCTTCCACCTATGGAAATGGGAAACGACCTTCAGAATGAGTCAATCAACGCTATCAGAGCTACCTTTGAACTACAGGTTTTTTCTAATAAGTCAGAAACCGAATGTAGAAAGATTATGAACGCTTGTATAAAGGAAATGAAAAAACTTAGGTTTAACGTTTCCATGTTTCCTGATCCACAGATAATCAATGGCGTTTATGTCGCGCTTGCGAGATTTACGAGGGTTATCGGAGCAGGAGATTCAGATATTGTACCGCAAGATTGACATAGTAAATACATGGTCATATAATTGATTATATAATAATCTATTATATGAGGTTTGTACTATGCAAATGAATGATTTAAAAGGATTGAGATTCGGAAGACTTTGCGTTTTGGAAAAAGCAGAAAGTCAAAAAACACCAAATGGTACTGCTAGAACAATGTGGAAATGCAAATGTGATTGTGGAAACATTGTTTATCGCAGTCAACAAAATTTAAGAACGGCAAAACATCCATCTTGCGGTTGTTGGAAAAAAGAATTGACCAGTGAAAGAAAACTTGAAGACTTAACAGGAAAACGTTTTGGAAGACTTGTCGTAATTGAGAGAGCAGAAACTATTCATGTTTCTACAAGATGGAAATGTAAATGTGATTGCGGTAATGAGTGTATTGTATTAGCTCAGAATTTAAAAAAAGGTCACACCATATCATGTGGATGCTATAGAGAAGAGGTAAGACCTACTCTTAAGGTGACACACGGTTATCGACATACACGTATTTATAGTGTATTTTCCAAGATGAAAGATAGATGCAATAACCCAAACAATCCGAGCTATCCCAGATATGGTGGTCGAGGAATAACTATATGTAATGAATGGTTAGATAATCCTGAAACCTTTTTTGAATGGGCTTATAACAATGGTTATGATGAATCTGCCTCATATGGACAATGTACAATTGATAGAATTGATAACTCAAAAGGTTATTTTCCTGAAAATTGTCGTATTGTTAATGAAAAGATTCAATCCAACAATCGTAGAAGTAATCATTTAATTGAGCATAACGGAGAAGTTAAAACTCTTGCAGAATGGAGAGATTTTTTTGGAATGACTCAATCTAAGGCATATTATCATTTGGTTCAAAAAGGAAGATCAATTCAATATTTAATAGATAATGGCATTGTTTAATTACAACGCTTTTATTTATAACACAAACCAGGAAGGTATTTTACCTTCCTTTTTTATTACAGAAAGGAGAAAAAAAAATGGCAGCACCAGGCGTAAGTACTCTTGGAATTAAGTTAGGCTACGGCATTGGTTCTTCAATGCCATCTTCATTTACTGTGCTTACTAGAATTAATGCGATTGGTGGAATCAGCCTCGAAACAGAGCAAATTGATAAAGGATAATAACGTGATAAATGCGTAGTTATTATTGTGTCGTTCACAACGAAGCTATCAAGTAGGTTGTGAATAATCAGTGTGGAAAAAACATGGAAGTTCGTTTGCAACGATAATCAGAGCGGAAGTTATAATTTAAAAGTTATAACACGCGCAACGAGTAGGTTTTGAAACTTATGTTGCGATACATAAGAATATAATAAACCCAAGAGTCCACACCATCGGATAGCAAGAGCGCAGAACTCTTGATGAAAAGCTACTCTGGACTACATTGTAATGATGTAGAAGTAAGGATAAAGAGCCTTACGATAACAATACGGCATCAGCTCTTGAAGATTATGTAACGCGTTACGTGGCAGGTCGCCAGGACACGGGAGGTTCGTTTCCTATTACCATCAACGTTACAGACGATACAATCGCAGAATGGGAAACACTTATTGCTGATTATAATGCAAAGGCTAATGATGAAGCTCTTTACCTTGAGGTTTGGAGTCCTTACCTCACAAGAGCATTCTTCATTAAGGCACAGCCTCCACAGAAGTTACCAATGTCAGAAATGGCACAGAACGAGCTTCAAACAATTGAGATCGGCATGACAATCGAAGAGTATCTTGGAATGGATACAGCGGTTGAGCCAGTGGGGTAAGTAGCTCTGGTAATGGTGGCAATCAGGGCAGTAATCCTACTCAGACCACTTATCTAAGTGCGAGTGCGCTGTCAAGTATGACAGATGAAGATATCCTCACATTAGCAACACAAAGGGGATATACGATAGTAGGCACAACACACCAAGATATAGTAGATGAGTTCTTAGCTGAACAAATGTTAAATTATACGTTTACACAATCCGAGTTAAGCGCATTAACGATAAGTCAAATAACGGAAATTGCAAATGCAAGGGGTTATACGATCACTCAGACGTTAAAGGCAGATATAATTCAGGAATTCCTAGACGAGCAAAATAGTTGAGATTGGGGCGAGCTTCGGCTTGCCCCTTTCCCTATAAAAAAGAAAAGGAGATAATATCATGACACTTTCAGAGTTCCTTGCAGCACTTAATAATCCAAACGCTGTAATTACAGTTATTGATGACGACAACACAGAACTCATTAAGCTTTATGCAGCAGGATATGCACAGCTTCTGGCAACAGTTCTTGCAAGAGAAGTTGATAAGGTTACAGTTGTAAAGGTAGATCAAATCACTGTTTTGCTTAAGGCAGCATAATTGAATATTGTTTGTAAGGGCTATCCAAAAAGGGTAGCCCTTTTTTAAAAGGGGAAAGGATAATAATATGAGTAGATTTTTTACAATCAACGGAAAGAAATATGTAGCTAGACCATTTGACTTTAACACAGTATGTGAAATCGAGAGTTATGGAGTTCCTATCACACAGATGACAGACAAGCCTATGAGCATGGTAAGAGCTTACTTTGCTCTTTGTTTCAATGGAACAAAGGAAGAGGCAGGAAAAGAGATCGAAGCTCATGTAATCTCAGGTGGAAACTTCAATGACATATATGAAGTCATGGGAGCTGAAATGAACGAATCAGGTTTTTTTCAGGCTCTCAAAGAGAAGACGGACGAGGAAAATCCAGAAGTGGAGAACAAAGAGGAACAGAAATCAGATTCCGACAAGACAGTGAAGACAAAGTAAAGTATTCCTCTTTAAGAGAACAATATGAAAAAGAATTGGTGCCGCAAGTAATGGCAATGGGAGTGAGTTATGAAGAATTTTGGAGATTAACTCCTAGAAGAGTAAATGTAATTGTTGAAGCCTATAAGCTTAAGCGTCATATAGAAGACGAAAAAGCCTGGATGCTAGGTGATTACATTTTTGATGCTGTTTCTTTGGCATTAAGTAATGCCTTCAGGAAAAAAGGTTCTAAACCTAAAGAATACCTTGAGGTTGTAGATCAGCCGATTCTCAAGAGAATTTCAGAAGAAAGAGATGAAAACAATCTCACCGAATCTGAGAAAAAGAAAAAGACAGAACTTCTCTTCAAGAATCTTGAGATTATGGCTGCAAACTTTAAAATTCAACAAAAATCAGGAAAGTAGGGTGTCAAAGCCCTACTTTTTTATCGATATGAGGTGACTTTATGGCTACAAGCTTAGATAAACTTCAAATTGAAATTGAATCTTCTAGTAACAAAGCTGAAAAATCCATTGATAGCCTCATTAGTTCATTAAACAAACTCAATAATCAGCTTGGACTTAAAAATGGTGCAAAGCTGACTTCTATACTTAATTCATTATCAAAATCTGCCTATGCTTTCTCAAATGCAGCCAATTCGGTAAATGGTTCAGGATTTGAGAAAGTAGCAAGTAGCGCTTCAAAGGCTCAAAGAACAATCAGGCAACTTGCAAAAGATGGTGAAGATTTAAAGAAGTCCCTTGAGGGATTTAAGACTGCTGATTTTGATAAATATTTTAGCAATCTACCAAAAACACTTGATGGTCTTAAAAATGTAAAGCTTGAGATTCCAAAAGAGTTACAAACTGGAACAAATAGCTCTTTTAAAGGAATTCAAAACTTTGGTTTTATATCAGATATTCAGCCTTTAAAAGAAGCAATTCCATTATTTAGTGATTTAAAAGCAGAACTTGAAGGAATACATACTCCTGACTTGGGAACAGAAATGGTAAATGTAAATCCATTTAAGAAATCATTAGAAGGTGCAAAAGAAGTTAAATCAGCCATAGAAGAAGCAATAACATCTCTTCGCAAATATAGAGAAACAATTTCAGGAATGGAAAGTGGAAAACTACCATTCAATGAAGAAGAATACAAAAATGCAATCAAAGGCTTTAATGATGCAAAAACAAAAGTCGAAGATTTTAAGAAATCCTTAGAAGGTGCAAAAAAATATACTTTTTCAGAAGATTTACTTCCTCAACTAGTATTATTAGGTGAATATTTAGGAAGAGCATCACATAAATTTGGACAATTAGCAGATAAAGGCGTTTCATTATTTAAAGGACTAATTACCCCTTTAAAACTTGCCGCAAAAGAATACGTAGAAAAAATCGAAGGTATGAAATCCTCTATTGATAATTTTGTAAAAAATACTCAAGCAAAATTAACAAAATTATCAGCTTTTTGGAAGAGGGTAATGAAAACATTTACCTTCATGCTTGTCAGAAAAGCAATTACAGCAGTAATTACAGAAGTTAATAATGCAACGCAATCAATGGCAATGTTTTCTAATTATATGGGAACTGCCTTTAATTCAAGTATCTCAACACTTGTAGCTGACTTCCAATATTTAGGACGTTCAATAGTTAGTGTATTTGCACCACTTATTAACATAATCGCACCTATTATTGATGCAATAGTAGATAGAATTGCGGTTTTATTAAGTTATATTGGAATGCTCTTTGCAGCCCTGGGCGGATCATCTTCATTTACCAAGGCAAAAAAGAACGTTGGAAACTATGCTGATTCTCTTGATAAAGCTAGTAAATCTGCTAAGAATCTCACAATGGGAATTGATGAACTTAATATATTAAGTGAGAAATCTGGCGGTTCAGCAAAGCCTTATGACGGTTGGGAAGATGCTTGGGAAGAAGTTGAAATTCCTGATTGGATAAATAATCTTGCGGATAAAATCAAAGGCATTTTTAAAGATTTATTTGAGCCGATTAAAAAAGGATGGGATAAGGCAAAAGCATATGTCCTTGCTGGCTGGAACTACATGACGCGAGAAATGTCACGTATGCTTCAATCAATCTGGAGAGATTTTATCGAGGTATGGAAA